ATGGAGTAGAAAAATCATTTAATGCTTCTCTGCAATTTAGAGAATACAAAAACGATATACTATTTACCAAAGTCTTATCGTCAGTTGATTCTGGTGATTTAAATAAAGTATTTGATGGAGAATATTTTTTAGACGTTCCAGTAATAACAACAGACGAATCTTGGTCTTCTGTTGAAGGTACTACTAATTCTCTTTTAGTATGCACGAATCCAAAAACAAGCACAAATTTTAGTAATTTTTATATTGGAAATGGTTATTTAATAGAAATAGTAAATCCTAATTCTTCTAACAATAAAATTAAATATGAAGTTTTAGAATATACTACATTAAATAATAAACAAATAATAAAATTAAAAACTTTAGGTATTGAAGAAAATTTAATAGGATCTTCCACTGTATTAAATTTTTATGCAAAAGCGATAGGAACTGATGTTACTGTTTCTTCCACTTTAGATAATGGAATTCTTGGTTGTTGCTACAATTCTATTCAAAATAAAAAATATAATGCAACAGCATACGAATGTTATGTAAGAACTGGAATTACTACTAATCAAAATTACACAACAGGAGTGCAATGTAATCCAGATTCACAACAGGTAACATTAAATAATGGATTTTTAAATTTCATTCCAAACACCACAATAACAACCACGACACCACTTTCAAGCGAAATAACAAACGGATCAACAGCTACATTTATTGTTGAAGTGAAAGACTCAGAATTTACTAGTGAATTAATGATATCAGTGGGAGCAGGAGCTTCTAATCTGATTGAAAACAATAAAATAAATTTAAGTATGTTTAAAACTTATGCATTTTATCAAAAATCATTTAGTAATTACAAAAAGGTATTGAGATTCTCTACTTCTAGAGATAAATTAGTTCCTTATGTTACCGATATATTTGGTACTATTACAGAAACTGGATACGATACCATTCAATACTTAAAAGTAACACCAAGCACACCAAGTACATTATATCTTTTTGTGGACGATCAGCCAGACACCGTTTCAAAATATGAAATAATATCAGACATTAATACTTTAAATTTAGAAACACTGGCCCAGATACCGACTCAACAACCAATATAGTGTCTGACACTATTTAAACTATATTTTGTCTTATAAATCTGGAAGAATAGATATTATCTTTATTACTTAACGATACTGTATTAAATACAGGACATCTATTTTGTAACTGCAGTAAAGACGGATTTTTTTCTTTTGAACACGGAATCTGTAGTGTGGATGGTTCGCTTCTGCATATATTAATTGCGTCCAAAGTAAAACTGCTAGATCCTGCATCATACCAATACGTGTCTGGTTGACCAAAATATATGTTTGCGGGATTGAAAGCAATATTTCTTTTTTCTGCTTCTTTTTGAAATAATAAAATTAAATAGTCATTTAAATCGGTGTACTTATTTAATACAGGGTTTTCTATATAAACACTCTGATCAAAACAGTCTCCCCATTTAATTATATGTGGTGGATTTACTATTTCGGTTATTGGACAATCTCCTCCTCCGTCACCACCACAAGGTGAACACGATAAACCTATAGATTTTGAATAAGGCGTTACAACTGGGTCATCATCACGAGAACCACAATTAGTGTATTGACATCCAGCATCAAATTGCACGCAACATTTTTTTACCGAATTTCCTTCTCGTTCCCAACAATCTCCAGCAATCTGGTCAGCAGGATTTTTACATTTACAATCACAACCAAATCCAGAAAAGCGACAATGATCGTCATAAATCCAACAATTATTTCTCCATCCCTGTCTTGTGGTAAGAGTGGTAGTATAACGACCACCTGAATTTGGACAAGTTCCATCTATTACTTCTATACCTGCTATTGTACGTATTGTTGTTATACAAACTCTGTCCGTTCCAGGTGTAGGACTAGGGCAATCAATGTCTCCAAATGTGCCGAGATTTAGTACATTAGAAGAAATTCGGTTTAAAATTGCAATACCTACATCCTTTTTATCAGCAACCTCAAAAAAATCTATATCTTCGGTGGACACATAACTTAAATCGTCTTGAAAAATTCCCCTGTTATAGACGTATCCTTCACACCATACTGTTTCAGAATTTGGGCAATCAGGTTTACCACAAGGACATACCCACTGTCCACCATGCGTATCTTGAACTATACTATTTCTAACTCTACGTATATTACGAGTTTCATTTATTTTTATAAAAACCCAGGCATTACATTTTGAACCATTGTTTGGATTGTTAGGATCGTCTGGATCCCACGGTTTACCAGTGTCTGGATTAATTTTTCTTGTTTCTATAGTGGATTCACCTGTGTGTTCTTCATACTTGGTTGTCATGGCACCAGAACCAGGACACTCTTTTTTAAACGAACACAACGAGCTTCTAACACAATACGATTTTACTGGAAATCCTTCAACAGGACACTCCATCTTTTCTTCTTTTGGTGGTTGTTTTCTCACCGTTGTTGTGAGATACTGTACACCATCCGGAAGTCGATTTAAAATATGCGGTACAACAATTTGATCTCCGCTCACGTCAACTAATGCGGGATGTACTCGATAAATCAAAATACGAGTTGTTTTACCGTTTTGGTACCATCCTAAATTTCTTGTGGTTCTTGTTGAAGCTCCAGGGGCAATCACTGATCTGGACTCTTCCACACATTTATTTTTACAATTTATTTTCGAGCATCCCCATTCACCATAAATTGGTTCTTCGTTTTCTCCTTTATGTGTGGTAGTTTTTATCGTGTTATCAATTACTGGAGTTCCACTAACCGAATAAAATATTTCATTTTCTGAATTAGGCGAATTTACTATTTTTGCTGGAAGTTTATCCGTATACTGCACACTCATATTAAAAGTGTGTTTTTGTGAGTTGTAATTTCCTATTGCAGGAGATAAGTCAATAGTATCTTCCACACCACAGGAAAGGCTGTTTAGTTCGGTGAGAACGCCGGAAGGCGTGGTTAGTGGTGCCGCACATCCGTACATTGTGTTGTACTTATTAATGTTGTTTTTTAACAGCCAACCGTAATTATACAGTTTAGAATTGTCTAACCCCAAACCTTGAAACTTGCTGGGAAGTACTAGTGTTCCTTTTAAAAGATACTTATAAGGAAAATTTTCCAAATCATCCAGATTACCCGGCCAGTTGATAGTGTCTGCGTAATGAGTTGCTATTTTGTTGGTTTCCCAAATTTCTTCGCCTATTGGTCTAGACTGATATCGCAATCCACCGGTTGGATCGTCCACATAACCTTTAAATGTTCTGAAATAAAAATCTAGTGTGGGAGTAGGTACAACCGGTTCATACCCTAGAAGTTTTAATTCTAAAAATAATAAACCGTAATCATCGCAATCACAACAACACCCTGTAGTGTAGCTCATGCCATTATTTATCCGAGTTTCAGTCGATACCTGGTTTGTTGAACAACAGCCAGCATCTCGTCTCGGATATTTAATAGCTCGGTTCTGCCTGATAAGGTTTCGTTTAACTCACCAGTCATAAAGGTGTACGCTTGATCCATCAGATCAAGAGCCGCTTTATTTCGGTAATCCACTATTGAGAGTTTAAACTCTGCTTTAATCTTCTCACCGGTTGCACCCATATAACTTTCCACCAGAGTGTCTATAAGGCCGTCTAAAGCCTCGTACGCCTTTCCTAGCGCCTTGTGCTCGGAGAAGCTACTGGTTTGCCAGTGAAACATTCTGATTTGTGTTTGTAAGCCTAATAGTTTATCAATCATGGTGATCTCCCAGTATATAATGCACCCGGTAGAGGATACACAGTATCTATTAGATTTCCATTTTTAATAAATAGGATAGAAAGAAGGTGATTTCCCATGGTACAATTAAATTGGATTAAATCCAAACTAAATGCCCTTCTAGTTAAACTAGGTGTTAAATCCGCCCCTAAATGCCAAACTAAAAAATCCTGTTGTAAGAAAAAGTAAAAAGAGTATTCAATAATGGAATAACGGGCTCCCACCTGTGACGGCGGGAGCCCTTATTCTTTTTAAACTATTACCTTTTTACAGTAGTCGTACATGGCAATACCACTTGCCGTGCCGACGTTCAGGCTACGCACAGAACCGTACTGAGTGATGTATACGGTGTCCTGAGCCATCTGGAGCAGCTCTGGAGGCACTCCAACCTGTTCTTGGCCCAGAATGATTACCACGTGCTTATCGGTTGGCCACTGGTAAGATTCCAAACTAATGGAATTTTCAACATTATCCATGGCAACCAGATGCAACGGTCCTACTTGTTCCGCCAGCGTGTCAAGTCCTTGCACCAACCGATCCAACGTTCCACAATGTATAGAACGAACATAGTGGTGAGTACCAACAGTGCCACGACGATCATACTGCTTAGACCCATAGATAAAAACTCGTTTAGCCAAGAAAGCGTTAGCGTTCCGGATGCAAGTAGCAATATTAAAGTCATTGTATAGGTTACTGCAAATAATAGAGAAGTTGTTTGCTCGTGAGTCAAGATCTGCGAGAATCGCTTCATGGTTCCAGTAATGGTAGTGATCAATAATGTTGCGAGTTTCACTCGTCTTCCCAGTTCTTGAAGAATTGATTGAAGTCAGGTCCATCATTTTTTCGCTTTCGCTTCTTGCTCTTATTTCCCAGATAAAAATTCTTGTCGTAATACTTAAAGTCCGTAAACCCTGGCCATCCAGCGTTGTTTAATCCTTTAGTTTCTAACTTGATGCCGTGCTTAACACACCAAGCACCTAAATTGTAACGTAACTGTTTTACTGAGCCAGGATAACATTCCTTGGTTGGATTCCAATCGCGGTCATCCATCTTTAAAAGAATACCAAATCCTAGATTAATGAGCTTCTTACCAATCCAAATTTTAAATGTATTAAATGTTTTCATAATGCGGGTAAAGGGAATCGAACCCTTGTCTACTGCTTGGAAGGCAGTCGTGCTACCATTATACCACACCCGCGTGTTCTGTCAAGTACTTTTTAAGCGCAAGATCCTTGGCCTTGGTTTCCAACATGACATCGTATTCGCGCTTAGTAAAATACTTAAAACCGGGAATAGGACCACGAATATAATCTGAGTGCGCTTGAGGTCGCTTACCTGGAGCAGACTCTGAATAATGAATTTTTGGAACTTGATCTTCTGGCCAAGTGGAAAAACATAACTTTACTGCTTCCTCCACGGTTTCGTTAGAACAAAAGCGGTGGTGATGAAAATCGTAAACCAGACGAATTCCACACTTAGAGTAAATCATGTCGTACAATTCCTTTGGAGACCACATGGATGGCTTGTCATCATTTTCCAAAGTTAATTGTAGTTTCAATGCAGGATTCAATCGGTTGTAGTTTTCACAGAAACGTTCTGCGGTAGTCTGCTTGTCTTCGTAAACACCACCAACATGAATATTAATATTAAAATCGTGGTCATGTCCAAGCAGGCTACCAATCAGTTGGTGCATTTCTAGTGATCGCACAGACTTCTTTACAATATCCCTATTAGGGCTTGCAAGGCACGTATACGGCCCAGGATGGCACGATAGGCGAATACCCGCCTCTCGGGCAATAGAGCCTGCCTCAACCATCTCAGACACAATATCCTGATGGTGTTCTCGTGACAGGTCTTCTAGAGTATATCCTAGTTCAGCGTGATCCATAAATGGAAAAATTTCACTGCTGACACGGAACATTTGAATTCCGTTATCACGGTTCCACTCCATGATCTTAACCAGATCTTTACTATTTTGAACGGCTAGTTGACCTACACGATCCAAACTAAAACCAGACATACGCAGAGTACGACTGGTAGTAATTTGATCTTTCTTCTTAACGCCTTCGTTAAGAGTAAGATTCATACAAGCGTAACCAATTTTACGAATAGGCATAATGTTTAGTGACCCCAGCGGGACTCGAACCCGCAGTCATCGCCTTGAAAGGGCGAGGATTTGGCCAGTTAATCTATGGGGCCGTAACTGTATTACTATACTACTTTTTTGGTAGAGCGCAAGAATTACTTGCACATTTCATACAAGATTTCATCGGCTTCTTAAACCAATTTTGACGAATAACATCCATAATTACAAACGGAAACAGTACAGCTAAACACGCAAACAAAGCAAGATCAGATATCAAGTCGTTTTGGTTTTTCATAGTGTTCTAGTTTAAGATTTCCGTGCTCGTCTTCGTAAATAAAAGAACAATTTTCTTTTTCTGTCCAACAACCCGTATTTGCGTATACGATCTCGTCTATTTGTTTTATTTTAGGATCGTGTATGTGACCACAAATTATACCATCATACTTGTGTTGTTTGCAGTACTTAATAATAATACTTTCAAACGTATCCAAAAATTGTGATGCTTTTTTAAATTTAATTTTAATGTGCTTGGATAACGACCAGTACTTCATTCCAAACATGCGTCGAAACCAATTTAACACATCATTTAGATCCATCATGATGTCATAGCCTACATCACCCAGTTTATACAAAATGGGAGAAAATGTAAATTTTGCAATAAAATCAAATTGATGACCGTGCATCACTATGAACTTTTTACCAGAACTGGTTACGTGTTCTATAGTATCGTGCATATCAATATTTCCAAAAATATTATGATTTTTAAATTTACTTAAAAATTCGTCATGATTACCAAGCACGTAATGAATTTTAGTTCCTTTACGAGAATGACGCAAAAGACGTTCAATTACTTCCACGTGAGAAGACTGTTTATCTTGACTAAATGAAAAGGCTTGCTTAAAACGCCAAATATCAATTATATCACCAACAAGATATATTTGATCAAACTCGTTTTCTTTTAAAAAACTGTTGATTCGATCTGCTTTGCTTTTTTTAGAAGCAATATGTAAATCTGAAATAAAAACAGTTTTATAATGCATCTACAATTATTTATTGTTTGTAGACGTCTTGTTGCGCTTCTGCTTTGGATTTGTATTAGGTTGAATTTGTGTAGGAAAACTTCCACGCATACTCTTACTAATAATCATATGGATGTTGTTTATGTCTTTTTGAGTAAACAACATGCCGCTGGCTGTCATGTATTTTAGCACATTACGAGTAACGGTGTCTGCAAGAGTTTGTTGTTTTGATTTACGCATAAACATATTTAGTAGGATACCAGAGACTCGAACTCTGCAATAGATCGTTATAAGCGATCCTGTCCCACCCGAGACTTGTATCCCATACTCTTATTCTACCTCAGATTCGGTAGGAAGCAAGTTAATTCGTGACTTTTTATTAGCAATATGACCGTTTTCATTACGAATCATATAGTTAGACTTTTGACGATCCTGGTCATTACCAAGACGATAATTAATATCAGTAATACCCATATCAATTAATTCTTGCTTATGGTTTTGAAGAAAATTTAAAAACACTGCAGTGCTGGCGATAGATCCGTTTTCATCCGTTGTCAGCGGAAAGTCCATGTGGAGTCGAAACATCGATAGATTCCTGTTCTTGTGTGATATACTGTCTGATTTGATTTCGTAGCTGTACCATACGACCACGAATTATTGTTAATTGAGTGCTCATCTGATCTAATTCTGCTTGCAGTACATCTAAGGCTTGCAGATCGCTGGGTTTAGGTTGTCTCATAGTGTAATAATTCCTTGATCTGTGGTGTAATGAATCTCATGAAAGATTTCCTTACACCACGGAAGACACAGTTCACATGGCTTTGCAATACGAAGTGCTCCAAATCGATTAAAACGAACATTAAGCAGTGTTAGCTTTTTGTCACGAAGATTACGAGGAACTTTGCGATAAGCGTCCAGTTCAGAATGCATTTCATCAAACGCGTATCCAATAACCTTGGCCTTTGGATGTGTCTTAAAAAAGTTACGACCGGTTGCTACAATTCGACTCTTATGGAGAATAAAAGAAAGATGCTTCTTTTGGCGAGGCAATTCCATACAAAGAGGAAACGCCTGCTCTAAATATTCATCAATAAGAGTGTTGGTCATAATACCTAATATACATCACTTCTGCTTAGAGTCAATTTTTTTTGCAGGCTTTTTCTTCTTTTTCTTAAAGATATCGTCCCAGTTTTTAGAATACTGTTCCCAATTTACTGGTCGGTATTGATCACCTTTTCCTGCTGCGTGCTTGCCGCCCATTTATTGTTCCTTTAAATCATAATAATAATTATCGTCGTCTCCATCTATAATCCATCTATCACTAGATCCTTCACAACGAAATATTTTATTATCTACTTTAAAATCTGGGTTGATTGGGAATGGTTTAGTAACAAAAGACATATGTTTCCAATAAATTCTATTATTTGGTTGTAATGTATAACAACCATTATCCATTTCAATCATATGAAGACATTTATATTGTGAAGGATCATCACTATATGAATTATCATACCAATCAAATGTCATCATATAATTACCCCAATATTCTTTTTTATCTTTTAAGATTATTTTTGTTCTTGCACCCTTTAAATAATCATAAACAATATTTACACAATTTATAGAAAAACAATCCCATAATTGTAAATAATCTAATTGAATATTAGGAGCACTTTCTTTATTACATAACATATTAATTGGAACTCTGCTTCTAACTAAACCATCATCAGTCATTACATGAAAAAGTAATGCTCTATCAGGATTAGATTGTGCTGCAAACACAGTAACTTTAACAAATTCACCAACATGATCTTTCTGTTGGTACATTTGTTCTTTTCTCATATAACAATAAAAATGTGGTATATTTATATTTAACATAATATTTAAACTCCCAAAACTGGACTCGAACCAGTGACCCGCGAGTTAACAGCTCGCTGCTCTACCAACTGAGCTATTTGGGATAATGTTATTTTGTTATTAATTCATTATGGCCCGAAAAAGTTAAATCGTTTACTTGAATATCATCTTTAGTAATTAAAAAAGTTTCTACGATATAATATTTCATATCTTGTATTGTTTTAAATTCTTTTGTTTTATTATTATGAATTACTTTAAAAACACCAACTTTTTCAATTACATCACATTTATTGATGATCAAATCGGTACAACCAGACAATACACACGATTCAATTAACTTGTCTAAATTCAACCAGTTAACTAACCGCTTTCTGCCTGTGGTTGTTCCAAACTCGCCTCCTTCTTGAATGATCTTATCAAGAACAGGATCATCCCAAAGAGTTTCTGAAAACAAAGGATCTACGCCACTTTTTGTGTCGTAAAGTTTAGCAACACCTATTAGTTTTCCTACTTTTCTTGGCGAAAATCCCAAAGAGCACGCACCATACGGCATCGTAGTGCTACTAGTAACATATGGATAATCACCATGATCAACATCAAGCCATACACTTTGAGCTCCTTCACATAAAACTTTACCTTCTAACTTACCGTCCCAGATCCATTGAGACTCCATCATCTCAATCGCTCGTCGGCCTCGTCTGAGCATTTTGTCGGAGTAACACGGAGCGATACCTTGAGCAGTTGTTCCCAAATGCTGAAGGTGTCTTTTATCGTATTCAATATGATCCTGAGAAATGATATGTGCATTTGGTGATATCTTTATAAGATTAGTATCGAAACCTGCAGCACGCAGATCACGAATTTCTTCAAAGAACTTTTCAATATTTATAACACAACCAGGACCAATTACACACTTCTTTCCAGCAAAAATACCTGTTGGAATGATATGTGTTTTATGCTTTTTGCCTTTTATATAAACAGTATGGCCTGCATTTGGTCCACCATTCCAACGACAAACGTAATTATACTCTTTTGCAAGAGCATTAGAAATTTTGCCTTTGCCTTCGTCTCCCCAAGCAAGACCATAAATTATATCTACTAATTCAATCATATGATGTGTATTTTGGATCTTTTTGATTATATTCTGCTACTGTTTCTTTTACGTCCATGTCTGTCAGTGCTTCACTGATTGCATTACGAATAGAAAGAAGTTCATCGTACGAATATCCATTAATCATTTCATCACAATCAGTTGCTTCAAAACAAGCAATGTATTTGCCAGCATTTAAAGGATCTGGATATACTGTAATAGACGGCTTACGCACATCTTCGTATCGATTGACCCCAGTTGCAATAAACTTTGTATTCTTATTCATGTTTAATCCTGTAAAAAGTTACGAGAATCAGAATTTTCGTTAATCTTGTTACGAGAGTTTTCGTAATCACGACGAACGGTTTCTAGAATGGTACGGTTGGCGTCAAACCAACCTGCACGAAACTCATCCCAATACACACCAATTTCACTAGTTGAAGGCATCTCTCTGCCTTCCATTCGAGAATCATACCCGCTTCGATACGCTTGACCGGGAACGTACTTTGGTTGGTTCATTTGAACACTCCTTTGATTGAGTAATATTAATTCCAAATTGTATGCCTAACAAAAATATTTGAACGCAGCACAAAAAAATTAAAGTGTAAAACCAGTATTCCATACAATCCTTTCTGTAAAAACACACCCGGCTGGGCTCGAACCAGCGACCTTAGCATTAGAAGTGCCACGCTCTAATCCAACTGAGCTACGGGTGTTAACTGATTACTCAGTCAGCCCCAACGAGCTTCAGACCCTCGGGAGCAACAACCTTCTTTGGTGCTGGAGTCGTTAGACCAGTCTTGAAAGACATGTATTGCTTTTCAATTTCTGGTTCAGCGTTCAGAGTGAGCCACACAAAATCTGCCGGAATAGCAATTCCATCCTTAGATTCTGCAAAAGGCATCCAACCCACAAAAGCCAGACGACCATCTGGAGTGGGAATGAGTGCCATAGGATCTCGAACGATCCAACCAGTATCCGTCTTAACTGCACGGCAAAGAACGTCTTCACCTGTCTTCATACGCATAATTAGAGTTTGAATGTTTTCCATAGTCTTCATATTATATCTCCTAAATTAAAAAGTGCAAACGTAAATCACAAAATTATTTATAAAAAAAAATCTGTCCTTTTTAGAAGGACAGATTTCCTGTGTATTCAAAAACCCCCCATAGGGACAGTGACGGGCTAAGGCCATCAGGCGTTGAATATCACAATTATTAAATTAGCGAGTCTTGTAACGAGTACCGTCTGCACGGAACTTGTACATACGACGACCAGGATGAGTATCCTTCATCATGTATTGTGTACGGCCAGTTGAACTCATACGAGTCTCAACGCGCCAATTACCGAACTCTTCAACGATCTCGCGGATGTCGCTGATGGTTGCACGGAGGTTCTGCACGCCGAAACGAGCACGAGCCTCTGCAGCAGTCAGAGTACGACCACGCTTGCTCAGATAGTTAATCACCTTGTTTTGCTTAGTAATAGTACGCATAATAAAACCTTTCTAGAAATTTTAGGACATTTAGTTATTACCATTCACTGTCCTGTGATGAATGGCTTACGTTTAATTAATATACACCCAAAATAACCAGTGTCAAGAAATTATTAAATCTTTTCTGCGATTTCTCGCACCTTCATCCACTCTCCACGACGGTAATCATCCATGGGAGGAAATTCTGACTTCTTAAGAATTGGGTGATTAAATGCTTCTTTCATCTCTGTCATGATTATAAGTAAATCAGAAATATTAGCACCAAATACACTAGACTGACTCACAGTGTGATCAATTGGTTCATCATCAATGTAATACACTTCATGAATACCGTACCATGGATTTTCATTAGTGCCATCCACAATAATACGGTAGTTCCAAGTTAGTTTTCCTGACATGCTTGCTCCTTCTTTTTCTTCTTTTTCTTTTTAGATTTAATTTCTTCAGTCCAACGTTTGGAGTCTGCTACCCATTCTGCTGCTCGCATAGTCCACGTAGCAAATGAAGCCATTTTAAATGGAGAAAATAGTGCAGCATTTTTAATAGCATACACAGTATTGTTTGGATGACGATACATGACAAATCGCTCACCCATATGAGTTTCCATACATTCTGCAATGAATGTGTCAGTTTTAAAGTTTGGTGGTCTTGGTGTGCTCATTGATTATAACTTTTCGTTCTTGATCACGCTTCTCGCAAATCAGTTGCCATTCCTTATCGTCGTTTGGAAGATAAGTGGCTTCAGCAACATCAACTTCCACCACAGTGGCTCGCCAACCGTCTGGAAGAACCACAACACTGCCGTGTTTCATTTCTTCGTTCATTCGTGTAACTTCTTGATTTAAGGTACGACTATTAATTGAATGATTTGGACGAACTAATAAAATTTTACGTGTCATTACTTTTTCCTTTTTCTAAGCAGAGCCGCAATTCCTGCAGCCCTGTGTGAGAACTGTCCTTGTCCGTAAATGTAGATGTAAAACCCATAAGTAGGACGGGTGGGACTCGAACCCACACTACGAACATTTTAAGTGTTCCGACTCTGCCATTGGTCTACCGTCCCAAAAGTGCCCCCTGTAGGGATCGAACCTACGACCTATAGATTAAAAGTCTACTGCTCTACCAACTGAGCTAAGAGGGCTATTCACTTGTCACACACATACTATACACCAGAAAAAGCCTGTGTCAAGTAATTCAAACAAAAAACCTCACTTTTTAGGTGAGGTTTTTTAAGAGTTATTTGTACGATTCTGTTAGACTCTAATCACAGACAACGCTGAAGTTGTAGCACCTTCAGAAAGCTTTTATAATATAAAATAAAGTGTCTTTAATAATTCTTAGCAATATTAGGAAGACGACCAAGCTTTTGTAGTGCTTCACGGGTCTTCTTCTTGGCATTCTCAGCAATAGCAAGTTGACGATCGCGTGTAGCATTACGCTTACGCTTACGGTGCTTCATGAAAACTTTACGAGTAGGTGAATTAGGCATAATGTTTATTATACACTACAATTTAAATAAGTCAAACAATTTATCCCAAAATCTTTTAATAAAATTTGGAAATCCTAGAGGTCCTCGTTGTAAACTATACTGCCATCCACACAAATCAGTAGATCGCATAAAGTCTTCCACACTCATTCTGGACGATTGAGAAGAAATGCTTCTCCACACCTTGACTTCATTAGACAATATCTTGATCTGCTGCAACAGCAGTTCTTGATATTGTTTATGGAGATCTCGGCAGTTTTTATCGCACATTATGAAAAAATTGTATTAATCTGTCGATTCACTCGAACAAAGGTAGTACACTTTGGAAGATCCTTGAGACGAGCAGCACCAACATATGTACAAGCAGAACGAACACCACCAAGAATTTGTTGCATCACACCAGCTACAGGGCCTGCTGGTTCAACAAACACTCGCTTTCCTTCTGCTGCACGATACATTGCCACTCCTCCTGAGTGCTTCTCCATTGCTGCTGCCGAGGACATCCCGTAAAACTCCTTGCCCTCGTCTGTCAGTTCGCCTGCTGATTCGTCTGTACCAGCAAACATTCCACCAATCATAACAAAATCTGCACCCGCTCCAAATGCCTTGGCTACATCACCGGGACAGGTACACCCACCGTCCGATAGCACGTAACCACCCAGTCCGTGTGCGGCATCAGCACACTCCATGATGCACGACAGTTGCGGGTAGCCAACACCAGCAACCTTGCGAGTCGTGCAGACTGATCCAGGACCAATACCAATTTTTACAATGTTTGCTCCTGCAAGAATCAGTGCTTCAGTCATTTCTCGTGTCACAACATTTCCAGCAATCAGGATATGATCCGGAAATAGTCCACGAATAGTACGAACATAATTTACAAACTTTTCAGTGTACCCGTTTGCAACATCAATACAAATAAATTTGATGGACTTGTGCTTGTTTAGAATTCGTTCAGCCTTTTGAATTTCTTCCATGCTGGAATTCATGTCACCCATGCCCATGGTGTACACCACATTAGGTGGCCAGTTGATGTGATCTGTGATCCAACCGTACATAAAGTTGTCCCATTCGGCTTCTGTGTAATACTTATGAATACCACACAGCGCATTATATTCTGCTAGGCTATCCGCCATTTGAAACGTGCCAACTGTGTCCATGTTGGCAGCAACAATCGGCACACCAGTCCATTCTTGTTCCATATTGTCTGGAAGTTTGAACGTAAACTTGCGTGCCACATCAACCTTACTACGGCTGTCAAGATTACTGCGCTTTGGGCGAATCAAAACGTCGGCAAAATCCAATTTGATGTCATCTTCAATCTTCATAACAATAATTTACTCCAAAAAATCAATCAGTCAAGTAAAAAACATTATTTTCCACCAGCAGCGTAATAAGCAGAGATCGATGCTCTCAATTTAGTCATATTTTTTGCTAAATCACGCCAAGTTGCTTTTTCCATCAGATACTCTTCGTATAATCCTATAGTTTCAGATGCATTTTCAGCTAATTTTTGAGAAGCTTTTTCTAAAAGTGTTAAAGGTTTATCGTTTGGCATGATTTTTTTCCTTTTTTGTTTATTCTGCATCTGTTTGTTCGTTTCTTACAAGTCTATACACACGATTTAAGTAAAAACTCTTCCAACTATCTGCGTCTAGATCCCAAACTGGAACCAAACCTTCTTTGTTGTGCTTACCGTTAGCAAATTGTGACACAATTAATGTTTTTAGTATGCGCTGTGAACGATATTTTGTGGAAAAATTGTCTTGATCGAGCGTGCATCTCATTTTTCTGTGTCTACCGTCCGTCATTTTATAAAAATACAGTGTACATTCGCCTTTACTCAGCTCTGCATATATTTCTTCAGCACTGGGATTCAATAATTCGGTTGATTCTTTGTCTTCTTTTTCAGTAATTTCAAGTTTAACTTCATCTACTCTTCGTAAAAACGATAAAATCTTGTCTGCAGCCGATTTTTTTCTGTAATTTCTTGCCATTATTCGTAAAAATCCGGATTTTTTTCGCCGTACATACGAATTATTTTACCTGCCAGTGAATTTGCTTCATTTTCACAATCAGAACCAGTGGTACCGTCAAGTTCTTGACCTCTTTCCAACTGTCTGTGATGAACTAATTCATGAGCGATTGATCTGGCAATATCAAACATTGCTCGATTTTTAGAGTATATCTTCATAGTCTTGGAATTTGGACAATAATTTGCTGTTGTCATATCGTCATCACGTACTTGCACCAACATAATTTTTGGTGTATCTTTTAGTTCTAAATGATCGGAAGCAAAATTAATGAAATCGTCTAATTTAGACTCTAACAAGGTCATTTTTTGTAAGTGTTGTTTAAACATCTTCATGGTATTAATATTTATAAATAACTATAACATGAAAAGTTTTAAAGAATTCTTAAATGAAGATCAATGGTATAATGAAGAAGAATTTAAAAAGCCTGCTCCATATAAAATTCCAGACAACATAGCACCATTATATGCAGCCACAGTTCGTGCAGAACACACTGGTTTAGGGTTAACTAAACCGGAAGATCTAACCGGATTTAATGAAAAAATGTATGTGAGAACTGCTGCCAGACCAGATAATCCAAAAGAAATTTCAACAGCATACGGTCCACTTCAAATGACTAAAGGATTAGTTGCTGGTTCTTCTGCCAAAAAACAAAATAAAGATTTATACGCTGATATTGGTGACTTTACCAACTCTTTCATTGGTCAAGGCAAAACCATGCTTGCAAAAGGATTAAACGATCCTGTTTACGGTGCAGGCTGCAAAGGTGATTTCTGTGATCCTAAACATCATGAAAATTATCAAAGATTAGGAACTGCAGTTATTCGTGGTGAACTTAGAGAATTAGGTATTGATGACACCAAGCCAATATCTCAGGCAGACGCTATGAGATTCCATCAGTATCACCGATTTGGTCCAAAAGGCGGAAAAGATCCCAGATACTTCAAGCAAATAGAAGCTCACTACAAAGAGAATCCATTACAAAATTAAAATTAATAAGTTAATTTAGATCTAGTAATGCTTGTTATTTTTGTGATTTGAGTTTTAATTGCTTCCGCTCGATTTGGCCATTTGATGGTTTCATTCTCTGGATTCTTCATTAAATTTTTCAGTATAGGAAGAATCATTTTTTCCAAATTTTGCATTTGTTTTTTGTATGCTTCTTGAACCGCATCATTCACTTCTTGTGGGTTCACTTGTTCTGCTGCATCAAATTCAAACTCTTCATCATTAAATGGATCTAACGGATTAAAACCGGTCATAAACTTAATTTCTGATCTTGTTTAGATATAATGTAATCTACAACTTTATTAACATAACCTAAGTTTCGTAGTTCTTTAAACACCAAGTTTTCCACAGAGAATTCACCGCCGCGTTTCAGTGCAGCAGCACGCATGTCACGAAATTTTGTTTTTAATCCTTCTAGTGCTTCATATTCTGCACCAGTTGATATTAGTGTATCAATTTTTTCCACGTACTGTTCTACTTTTTGTTTGATGGTAGGATCTTGCAGATCCACCTTTTCTTGTTTAGGTTCCACCAACCATTTATCTTGTTTTACGCTGTATACTCCTTGATCTTTAGTGTAAGGTGTGGTTTTGTCTTGCGCGTATAATTCTACGTCATGGCCGTGGATTTTAATATCATGAACAAGTCCCCATAGCTGTTTCTTGCCACGTAGATACTCGTCTAATAATCCTTTACATTCTGGAAGTTTATCTATATCAACCACAACATGTAAATCAATATCAGAGTATTGTGTGTAATTATAGTTAGCATTACCACCAACCACAATAATATCTTCTATAGCTTTAGGTGGAATCTTGGCAAACCCAGCCCATGTTTGAGCAATCATAGACAACTTCTTACTGACTTCTGGTTTTAAAGTTTTTCCTTCCCATAACTTAGGATTTAATTCGTTATGATATTCCAGAGTAAGTTTAACTGCTTCTTCAAGTTGTTGTCTTAATGATTTCATTAACAATTCCATTTTCTAAGAGATTTATTAATACGAGAGTCTGGGTCACGAGCAGTTTCTGCAGACGTTAGTTTAGCTTTCATGCCTTTCATGCGTTTGCAGAACGATTTTCTTCGTTTAGCTTTCTTGGAGCCCTTTTTTAATTTTTTAGGATCTTCAGTGACAGCAGTTTTTAATTTACTGCCAGGATTTTCACGGCGATAAGATTCAACGCCTTTTTTATTTAAACCGCCTTCAGGATTTTTTCCTTCTTTGCGTGTCCACGCAGCAGATTCTGACAGGTATTTAAGAAATGATTTCATATTAATTTACCTTGTCTGGATTACCGTTCATGTAATCGTGTACTGAACTGATGTAATCTTTAGCCTTGGTAATCTTGGATTGCACCCAAGCTTCCAGTTGAGTATCGTCTTGCATCATGGCAGCAAGTTCTTGAGCTTTCTTGGCCATGACTTCCAATTCACCTTTAGCCATTTGACCTTCGGCGTCTCGTTCTTCAGTAATCATTCCACGATATGTTTTTGTGATTTGTTTGATCCAATTTTCCATACAATTATTTATACAAAAGAAAACCCCTAAGATTTCTCTCAGGGGTTTCGGGTCGTCCGTGACTGAAAGAGGTTTACTTGGTTACACAGGCAACTGCTGCGGTTACAGCATTCCATAGCCATAGAGTGCTCTTTACAGCGTAAGGAAGCACAGCAAGAAACAGAACCAGTTGTAACGGGTTCTTCCAACACCAACCACCAGTAACCGGGCATGA